CTGGCATTCTTGCCACCTTTAATTGCGCAGCATATCGTTCTTTGCTGCACATACGACAGCCTGATCTTAAGAACCGTGGTTTTCTCTCCAAGTGCCTCTATTTTTGGACAAATTTCATCACAGGTTCGTTACTCTCTTTTCGTAAACAGGCAATTTTGGCGAAAGATGCAGCTGGAATTATTTTGTATGATCCAGTGCCTTGGAAACGATCAATAACCGCCTTATCTTTTGCTATAGTTATTTGGATGGTTTATAAGCTTTATCTGCGGTTCAAGCGTAGAAAACAGGAAGCCAAACATAAACCATCTGAAGTTATTTTTCTTACTCTTGAAGTTGTAGCAACTCTTCTTTGTATACCAGGTCTCGTTGGTGGTGCTCATTTGGCTAAGAATTTGATTCATGCTATAACTGTTTCATCTCGTATTCGTGCGAGTTGTAAAACTTTATACACTTCCCTCGAGGAGGATGACATTGATTTGGCATCCACTTCACCTGCTGTTGCAGGTTCCTCTAGTACTTCTGGTAGTACTCCTAATTCAAGGGTTGGTCGTGCAAAGAGAACTTTACCTCCTAAAGCCCGTTTTCCTAAAATTGATGCTGCTAAATTGGTTGATGTCAAGTCCTTTTGTGAAGGGAGGAAAATTACTCCTGAGTTGCCTAGTGAAGACAAAAGCGGAGGCACGTATACTTGTAATATGTGTAGCCGTTTTTTTGAAGTCGCTGATGGTGATACTTTGCAATGTCCTGGTTGTCAGGCTTTTGATGATGATCCTCCTCTCACTCGTGAAGAGTTGATGAACTCTCCTGATCTTTATATGCTTTGTCATGCTCCTGAAATTTTTGTTCTTACAGCTATAAATGCTGAAAGTCCACAGGCAGCTATTACCTCTCTTGGTGTTAGTAAGCCCCATAAGAAGATTATGAATCATATTTCAGCTCATGGAGTTGGCATTGTTGCGGCTGCTAGCATATCCATTGTTATTGTTTTGTGTATTGTTGCGGTTGTTATTTTCAAACGAACTGGTCGTAAAAATCGATCAGAAGCAAAAGGTAAGACACGAACCATTCGTAGTTTTGCCCCTCAAGGTGGTCATGCCATCAAAGCTGTTTATCGTAAGAAAGGAACATCCAAATACTACACTGAATATGAAGGTGGAGGTGCCTTTGCAGATGCTCTAGCTGATAAAAATGAGGATCCTGCCGAGTGGGAACGTGTCCGTGATTTCACTGATGATGCCATTTTTCTTGAAATGTGGCAACGAAATAACGAAGGCGAGTATATCGAAGTTTATTCTGACACTACTGATTATTCTTATCGGAGTGATGAAGACCCTTATGATAATAGTTCTCAAACTGATGAGGATGGCGATAGATTTTATCAGTTTGATCCTGATCGTGAGTTTCATGATAAGCGTGAACCAATTGATATGCAAATCGATAATGATGAGCTTGAAGAATATGTCGAAGAACATTATTTTGGAGTTGGTAACATGCCCGAATCTAAGAAGAGACCTATTGGTGAAAAACTCGTTCAATTTACTCAAGAGAAACGTGATATTGAGAATTCCAGTTTTACTACCGGAACTCTCCAAAAATTGATGAGAAGAATGAAAATGTTCTTCTCAGCTCAAAGGCTTCCTATTAAAGTCTTTGATCGTGTCTATGAAGACCGATCGGGTGCCATGTCCCTTTACCCGATAATTGGGTGGAATGAAATGAAGCTTGTAGATGAGAATGGAATTCCTTGTATGTGGGTGTGGATGGGCTTAGATCAGAAATCTGCTCTACGCTTTTTACAAACCACCGGTAACATCCAAAAGCCTCAACCACTTTCTGAGAGTAAGATTCCAAAAACTCATTTCTTTCAGGAAATGGCCCCTGTCGGTGCTGTTCATGATCATCACATGCCTGGTGCTTTAACTATTTTTCCTGCTTCTTCTCCAAGTGTCCAATTTACTGATCCTGATGCTATTCACGTTACCACCGCTTTGTACACTACTGAAGCTAAGAAAGTCCCAGCTGCTCGTGCGGCTGTGATTGAGAATGCTCTTCTCTTGACTCCTGCTCCAGGTGATCCTATACCTGGTTTAAATGCGAAATTGGAACTTCTTGAAAAAGAGGTTGCCATTTTACGCGTTGAGGATGATAAGAAGAAAGTTGGCTCTGAGTTCATTGACCAATATAAGGCCCTTAAGAGGGAATGTATTCATGTTGGTGATTGTCCTTTGCATCTCCCTTGTTCTGTTGCTGATTGTTGTAATACTGCTTGTGGTGGTCATCATTGTACTCACTTTTCTACTTGTACACCTAAAGTTATTACCAAAGAAGAAGCAAAAAGAAAAACCCCTGCCAAGACTTTGAATGCTAAAAATCCTGGTAAGGCTTGTTCCTCTTGTGGTAAAGTTCTTCCTCGACTTCGCAAAAATGGTCTTTGTGATTATTGTTTTAAGAAACAAAAGAAGGAGGAAGGTACTTATTTTGCTCCTAATAAGACTGATTTCATGCAAAATGGCCCATCCCTTTTCATTCCTGTTAAGGGTAAGGCTGAGTCTCGCAACATGACTAATCCTGCTATCCCTTTTAAAGTTGAAGGAATTGTTCCACTCTACAATGTCAATAATGAGTTTGTCGCAACTGCTTTTTGTGTTGTTGATAAGATTTGTTACAATGTGCACACTACCGCTACTTGGGGTGAGCTTTTTGCTCGTGATGATCTTTTTAACAATGCTTCAATCGTCGTCAACGGCTGTACTTATAAGCGCGATTGTTCGACGATTAAGCTTTCTGCTCCTACTTTGTTTCCTGATGCTGATTTCGCGTATTCAAAGAAACCATCTTTTGGTTCCCTTAAGTCTTATTCTATTTCCTTTGCTCCCCTCAAGCTTGGTCAGAAACTTTACTATCTTTATATTGACCCTTCAAAATTGAAGGATGGTCCTAAACATCTTTCTGATTTTTCAGCGAATCCAGTCACTGTCACCAAAATTGTTGATAGTGACCATGTTGAGGTTGATAGTGATACTGCTCTTGGAAATAGTGGCAGTCCTGTCTTTGATCGTGAAACCAACGCTCTTGTTGGTATGCATTTAGGAGAGGGTTCTGGAAAAAGTAACTCTGTTTTGACCTTTGTTGGTCATGCCGATTGGTTTATCAATCGGCATTTAAACTAGAGGCCGTCTGGGAGAGCATAGTGCCCTCTCTTGGTTTTTTGGAGAGTGCATTCCTAGACGGTGGCAATTTTTGGCCGGCACAAAGACAATCCCATATTGTCAAAAATTTTGATATTGTCCCGGAAACCTTGTATTTTAGTACTCATAGGTTCCCTTTGAAAGAGAAGTGGAAAGTTGATCCTTTGACTCAGGTTTATTCCCAAGAGAATCCTTTTCCTTCTTATATTAGAAATAGTGTTTTGGTTACTGTAGACACAACTTCTGTTGAAACTTTGCCTTGGCGCGGCTCTAGAATGACTCCTTTGGCGTGCCAAAAAGCTTTTTCTAAGTATTATAAAAAGACTCCTTCTTTTTCTGCTTTGACTTCTGAACAGGTTCGTGCTTGGGATAAAGCTTGGCTTTGGGCTTATTACCACTATGCTCCTAGTTGTGGTAATTCAACAGTTCTTACTTATAATGAGTTTCTTAGTCTGTATACAAAACGCGCTTCTAATGGAGCTATTCTGTCCCAGGAATGGGTCGACAAAGAAGATTTTGTCGTGAACAACAAGGAGGTTTTGCTTGATTATTGGGATCAGCAGGCCCTCCGGTTGTTTGTCCGAAACATCCTTTCTGGTTATTTAAAGGCAGAACTGCGCACTAAAGAGAAGTGCGATTTAGAAAAGACTCGAGCTTTTCTTGGCGTCTCTGTTCTTGACGCTTACCTCGGTTTAACACTCTTCTACGATCAATGTAGTCGTGGCCATTCTTCTGGTGCGACTTGGTCTTGGGTCGGAAAGAATGCGTGGGGTGGTGGTTGGCACCGCCTTTGGATTTATCTGAAAGAATTTCAGAAACCAAATGACCTAGACGGGGAAAATTGGGATGGGGGCCTCATTGCAATGTTCTTTTGCAAGTTGGCTCTTTTTCGTTATTCTTTGTTGTCTCATGTTTATCGTACGCAAGATAATTTCATCCGCGTCATAAACTATTATTGGGGAAATTGTTTTGGGCTTATTGTCCTACCCGATGGTGGTGTTGTAGCTAAAACCCACTCTCAAGTGAGTGGTTGTTTTACAACCATAGACGACAATGGTGTTGCTAATTTTGTTGCAAATGGTTTCTCTTACATTTTGCGTTACCCTAACCACTCTTATCAGCAGTGGCAAAAAACTGTTCATGGTCAGACATGTGGGGATGACCTTCTTTTTAGTTCTCAGCCTGGCTATTTTGACGCTTATGATGTCATTAGTGGCGCTCGACTTTTAGGTATTTCTTTTCTTGAAAATTCTGAGCATAGCTCCTGGGAAACCATTGAGTTTTGTTCACAGGGTTTTGTGCGATGCCGGTGTGGTTGTAGTATTATGCTTCCACGTATGAATTATGAGAAGTTGTTTTGTACTCTTCTCATTGATGAGAACCCCGATCCTATTTTGTTAATACAGAAGCTTGGCAATATTTTGCCCCTTTTGTGGCCCAATAAACCTTGTTATGAGTGGGCCGATCTTTATTTCAGAAAGTTGTCTAGGAATCTCATCGGTTCAACTTTCGTTCTTCAGTTCTATAAAACCGATGCTGAAATTGTTGCTATGTGGCATGGCTGGGAGGCCCAATCGGATAGTACTGGGCGTTTTCATGCTTTATGGGGGTGAAAAATACATTTTCTTTGTCCTGTGGGTCTCTTTTGGCCCACCGAAACGGCTTTTATTGTAAGTACGTAACCGTTTTAAAAGATCCCCAAGTAAATTTTTTACTTTATGAATTTTGTTCCAACCGAGCCTTATCAAGCTACATGGGAAACAAAAAGCTCAAAGCTGCCCGAAAGTCCGGAAAGATTACTGAGGCCGAATATGTTGCCAAGGTACGCGCAAAAGCCGAAAAGCGCAAGTCTAAAGGTGGAAAAAAGGAAGCTGGAGCGCAGCCCGTGCCCAAAGTTAAAAACAACTCAGGTGGTGCGCAGACCAAATCCAGAAGCCAAATCCCCCCTAAGCGAAAAGGGAATAATGCACCTAAACTTGCTGGCAAATCGGCCAACTTCGGTAGTTTTACTACCGCGGATCAAATCAATTCGAAAAAATACCTTATGTGCCTCATTGATCCAGGAGGTGAGCAAGGTGGTGGAGCTGCCCGAATCCCAACTGCTGAAGCCCGAAAAACTGGACTTTGGTGTTCAGTCCAAGTCGTTGAGGTCTTTGCCTCTTTCACAGGAGGTTGGGCAACTCCAGATGCAGGGCGCTGGACTTGCGCCCTCCAACCTATTATTGGATCCCCATCAGCCCCCTCCCAATACAAAATCTCTCTTGCCGATGGTCGTTTGCCCTCGTGGCCAACAGACTGGACTCTCCCAGCGTCGTACGTTGGGCTTGTAGATGGTTTTGATATTCGTGTCGACCCCTACACAACCAATATGACGCAGCAGCCAGCTGGGTTTGTTGAATTTCTTGGTTCCGCTTTAACTGCCACTGATGCACTTCCCTTTGGTGCTACTCCTATTGTTAACACCATGTATGGCTTTGAACCTACTTATGCGGCCGGTTCTGACAACGGTCTTATTGTTCTTCCACCTGGCAATTATTGTGTCTCTGTTGTTTTCGAGGGGGGTACTCTCCCTTATGTTGGCAACATTGATGTTTATTCTGTTAATGATTCTCAAGTTGGTCTTGTGAACACCGAGTTTTCTGCGGGTGTTTGTGTTGCTCAATTTCTTTGTTATATCCAGGGCCCCAATTCTGGATTTTCTATGTTCACTAGTTCTGGTGGTGGCATAAACATGGGTAGTATTATGTATATCACTCGTGCTTTTAATGAACCCATGGTTGACAAAGGTGGTCTTGCGATGGTGCCAAATATCTCGCAAGGTCCTGTTGCTGGCGTGCGCCCTGTCGCCATGGCTGCTTTGTTTACTGCGGAAGCTCCCACATCTTATGTCGGTGGTGCTTGTGTTGGAGCGTATGTTGCTTCTTCAACTTGTGAGCAAAATTTTTTCAACAATGTTCTTGTTGATCAAGTTGGTCAACTTCAAAATTGGGGTTCACTTGCAAAAGTGCCTGAACAACTTGATTCTAAATATCAAACTGGACTTTATGCTTATTGGGTTCCTGAGGATGTTTCTAATCTTGCTTTCCTCACACCAAATGTCATGAACACATCGTCCTTTCCTTGTTTGATTTTTTCCGGGCAAGCGAATATAGTTGGGGCTGCTGCTCCTACTGCCCCTGTCCTAATTGGTCGCTTG